AGATGGTAAAAAAGTTCTTATGCCTTTACTAGTACCTGGACTTACTAATGAAGAGGTAGCTTCTATTAGAGAAGGTAAACCTTTAGACTCTGTCTATGAAAAAGCAGAGGCTCATGGTATTAAACGTATGAGAAAAGGTAAAAGTCCTTTCTTTGAAGATGGTAAAGAAACTTGGGAAAACTATTTTTATACTGATGACAGAGATATAGTATTAGATTCTGATGAAGTACCTATAAATAAAGATACTTCTAATCAAAGATTAGATAAAATAGATAAACTTTTAAAAGCTAAAGGATATTCTCCACAAGCTCGTGCAGGTATTATGGGTAATATTATGAAAGAGTCTTATGACGTAGGAGATGAAGGAGCTAACTCATATAATTACAATACTAAACAAGGAGGTGGAGGACCTGGTATTGGAATTTTTCAAATGGAAAAACGACCTGAAGGAGATAAAGGTAATCTTAGAATGTATGATGCTTATGAAGGTTGGTTAAAACGAAATAATAAAAAAGACTCTATAGAATCTCAAATAGATTTTATGGATGATGTAGTTCAAGGTAAAGATAAAGCTCATATTAAATATGAAGGTGATGCTTATTTAGGAGCAGGTAATGCTAAAAAACTTAGAGAAGGTTTAGCTAATGCTCAAACAACAGAAGAAGCTACTGATATTTTTATGCGTATGTTTGAAAAACCTGCAGATCAAAGTAAAGAACAATTAAAAAGTAGAGTAGATAAAGCTAACGAATACTATAATGTATCCAATTAATCTTTGGAGTCTGGGTAGTAGTATCTCTCTACTAAGTCTTTGGGAAGATAAATATGGTCTTCGTGAAGACACGTCCAATCATTCTTTGGATAGTGACGAGTCGCATACTCAAACGCAGACTCACAATTAACAAAGTGACCTACGTATTGTGGGGGTGTAATGTCTCTATGCACATCAAACATAATAACTAGTACGTAATCAAGAATCATCTTTCTTCCATGTTACATCTTTATATCCTTCACAAGCATTAAGGTATCTAGCCATAGTAAATAATAAATCAGATAGTCTATTTAGATATTGTAATGTATAAGGGTTAACATTACCTAAAGCTATACAGTTACGCTCTGCTCTACGGCAGATCGATCTAGCTACATGTATTTGAGAAGCAGTCTTGTACCCACCTGGAAGTATAAACTCTCGTAGTATATCTAGTCTACTACTTAGATCATCTATTATTTTTTCTAAATCTTTAGCTTTACTGTCTGGTATTACAGTCATACCTGGATGTGCTAGCTCACCTCCTATGTCAAACAGCGTATGCTGTACTTTATGTAATGCATCCCGTACTATGACTGGCATTACCTCTGACATAGATAGACCTATAAAAGAATTAAGTTCATCTATACTGCCTATAGCTTCTATTCTGTCTGATGATTTACTTACACGTTCTCCATTGTGTAAACCTGTTTCACCTTTGTCTCCTGACTTAGTATATATTCTTGTCATTGTGGGACCTTTATTATCATGATTGGTTTTTCTAGCTTCTGGGTATATTTAATTGCATAGTGAGTGCCTTTGCTTTTAGTATCCCAGATTGCTAGAACTCTATCTGCATTATCTAACATTTGTTTAGTACGTATAAAGAAGTATTTACTATCAAACTCAACTGAGCTATCCAGTAAATGATAAGGTAGAAACTCTACCACATCATGCCCATGTGACTGGGCATAATGTTTTGATAGAGGATCAACACCTTTAGCACTACCTATTAAGAAAGTTAATGTAGAGGAAGGGAGCTCTTTAATAAACTTATCTATAATAGGTAATACTTTATCTGCAGAATCAAGGCTTCTGCTGCCTATAATACATACTTTCATCCTTTAAACCATGCTACTTGTATACGTATAATTAATAGATCTATAAGACAATAGCTAATCATTTGATCATTTACTTCTGCTTCAGTAAACTCTATACCTAACTGTACTCCGCATATTGGTTGTAGTGTTGCTATCATATAATTTCACAGCTTCCTGATGAACACGCAAGTTCTTGTGTACCTGTTGTGTTATCATCTTGTTCAATAAATACACTCCAATCTAACTTGCTAGGAGTAACCTTTTCTAAAGCTTTAACCTCATCAGATGTAGCATCTTGATAAGGTGCTTGAGGATATGTATGATCACTATGTGGTAAGAATGATACACCACTGATCTCATCAAAGTGATCCCAAACCCATGCACCTACTTCTACCCACTCTTTATCTTTAACTGAAATAGTTACTGATGGTTTATGTTCACACCAATGTCTTTGATATGTTAACCATAACTCTAACTGTTCAATAGCTGACTTACTAGTCCTAGTTAATGCACCTTTAGGTGCTCTAATTGGAAAACTAAAGATAGATGTAGACTTAGGATTCATCTGACAATCTTCATGTTGCACACCTGCAGCGATTAGAAAGTCTGTTATAGGATCTTTTTTATCCATACGAACAGTACGTATATACTGATCATGATGACGAGCATGGATACCACTGGCAGAATCCACCAATTGAGAAACTGTACCACTTGGCTTAACACATGTAATGCTTGCTGATTCAGGGATGTCAAGAATTTCTGCATATTTTTTGTTAGTTTTTCTAGCCTCATCTCTTAACCTTTCTAACATCTTAGGATCAGGATTGTTAGTAATCTTAGCATCCATAATACCTGTTAATGATACACCAAGTAATCTTTCTTCTTGTGTATTTTGTACCCATTCATGAGATAAGAATTTAAAGTCTGTCATTGTAGATTGAATAGTACCTAGTAAGGTAGCTAATCTAATCTTACGTTTTAAACTTTCTTCTGTATCTCCTGCCCTGACAACAACTTCTGTAAGGTTACAGAATTGTTTATCACGTAGGATAATCTCGCTACAAGGGTTCGTTCCGTAGCTAAGATTTGGATCTCTTCGTCCCCACTTAGCGGCTTGATTTTGTGCAGCAACTCTATTAAAGATTCCTCGCTCACCTGATTTAGACTTGACCAGAGATAGCCATTCTTCCATGAAAGTCTCACTGTCAGGTGTTTCTGTGTAGGCAACGGAGTTATTTGCAAGACCTCTTTGTGGGTTGTCGACATACCATGCTCCCATTTTAGCTTCACGCATTCTGCGATCAGTTAGATTAGATAAAGAGATAAGAGCAGATCGTCTGACACCACCTACCACAACGATCTGTCCTATCATACACATGATGTCATGAACTTCGATAGAGGATAACTTACGTCCCGCTGCCTGTTTGAAAGTTTCTATTACAAAGTCGAATAGTTGTTTCAATGGTTCTGGTCCACTGGCTCTACCCCCAAAGGTCTTGAGTCTAGCGCCTGCAGGTCTTACTTTAGAGAAATCAAAGTTAGGTATATCACCTTCATATAAATGAGAGATGAGTTTCTTAAAGGCTTTAGCCCATCCTAACTTGCTATCTTCTACGACTATGACATCATCACATAAACCAATTTCTTCAGGTACAATAGGTAGTTTATTTATGTCTTGTCTTTCACAAGAAAATCCTACACCTGTACCATTCATTAATATATATAGTGCTTCACTAAAAGCACGTTTATTATTTACAGCTAGATAACTACAGTTATATGCTGCTATATTGTCTCGTTCACACGCTTCACCAGCTGTCATCATTAGCCTCATAGAAGGCATTACTTCTAACTTAAGTACTGCTTCACGCAGTTCTTCTATGTCTTTTTCTAGTGTAGGTGTTTTAGTTTTTAGGTAAGTAACTAATCGGTCGACTGTTTCTTCCCATGTTTCTCTTCTATTCTTTTCTGGTATATATCTTGCGTATCTTGATGAGTGTATTACTTGTTGATATAGAGTAGGTAACTCATTCTTTATCGTCGTAGTCATAAAAATCAAACCCTTCTTTGTTATCATTAATTAATTCTCGGAGGTCGTCTTGATGTTCCTCGCATCTATCTAAAAACTTATTAACTATTTCTTCTGATGTAATACCTAGTGTTTCAATTAAAGTTACTTCATCTATATAGTATAGTTCTTCAATAAGTTCTGAAAACGTAAGCATTATTTCTTCCTCACCTTCTTAGTTTCTTTCTCTTTCTTACGAAAGATTTTGTCATAGTTATCCTCATACTTCTTATTGTTAGCCTTAGAATTAAACTTAGGGCTTTCAAACTGTGTCATTATTTAACTCCTTTAGCATCTCAATAAAGTGTATAGCTTTATCTAGATCTTGTACTCCACCTTTGTCTCGCCAACGGCAGAGGTATTTAATAGCACATCCTTCTATAAAAGGTATGTTGTTTTTGTATATAAACTCTGTAGGTTGTATTGCAAACTTAGAGTAATGCTTACCACCAACTTGTTTTTTCAAAGCTTGTACCATATTATATCACTTTCTACGACGTTTGTCAATACCATATTTACTATTTACGTAATTTAATGAGACTGCCATCTCATCAAATGCACCGTCTTTTACTTCATGTAATACATAAAAGCCTCTCCAATGTTGATTACCTTGGTGATTTAAGTAATCTTCATTGTGTTCATAACAACTACCTGCTATGATAGCTGTGATCTCTCGACCATCAGCTCGTCTAGCATAGGCAATTTGTCTACCTTGTTGATGCCCTGCGAAGCATGACATGTGTTTTCTATTAAGTAAAGCTGAAGCTGATGTAACTGGTCTGCCCATGACACCACTAGCAAAATAGTGAGAGTAAGCAATACCATCAACCACAACCACGTCAAGAAAATCATAAACTTCCCAACCATAGTGTTCATAGTTTAGATCCTTTATACTAATTAGTTCTTCTAATTTACGATCATCATTAACTGCACGATCTATTCTGTCCTCGTGATTACCTAGTGTTAATATCATACGAGGTTTATATTGTTTCTTTTTAAGCTTAGCTTGTCTTGCTTGTAGCTTACGCATTGGACCTAGTAATGCATCCATACCTTTGTGCACTGCACGTATGTCTGCTTTGTATGTCCTACCTTCAAAAGCTTTCTTGCCTACATCGTATGATGATAAGCTAGGCATATCAGCAAAGTCACCTATACAAACTATTACTTCTGGTTGTTTCTCTGCTATGTACTTACCTATATTTTCTAAATACTTAACTGACTGACCAGGCTTTACTTGACAGTCTGGTATAACTAAATGCTTCATTGTAATGTCCCTTCATTTTCTTCCATGCCTCGTATTTCTAACTCGGCATCTCCTTCGTTTATTTTTATAATACCGTTTCTTATAAGATCTTTAATAGCATGATCCATTAAGAACTCAGCTTCTAAATTGTCTACACTGAAATCAAAATCATAAGTTCCATCTTCATTTTTTCTTAAGTTTTTTATAATCATTTATCCAATCACTCCTATAATCTAACCATAAGAAACCATTCTTCTCAGCCCACATAGCGTATGTTGTTTTGCTGCGTTTGGTTATCTTATTGTCAGCGTTCATAAATAGAAAGATAATGGTTATATGCGGGTTGGACTCTTTAAACCATACCATCTTCTGCCTTGTTGCTAAGTCTAATTTACCCTTTGCTTCAATGTAAACATTCGGAGCCATCTTAAAGTCAGGTATATATTTTCTATGAATAACAGGTTGTATATACTCATGCTTATCTGGCTCATACTTACACGACTTATAATGTTTGCGCAACTCTTTCCATACAGTTGCTTCAAACTTACTTTTAAATGCTGGCATAACGTTCCTTATACTTTTGTCTATCACTACGTAGTACCCATAGACAAGAAGCATTCATAAGGAACTC